TCCAATTGTGACCCAAATGGTATATATAATCTATCACCCCTTTTAGACCCTCTTGAATTGGGATATTTTTGTTTTATAATTTCAAAAATTTCATTAATTTTTTGTGTGATTTCGGGACTTCGTTGTATTTTTACATATTCTCTAGCTTTGGATAGTTCCAACGCTTCCTGTAAAACATAAATTACTTGTTTTTCACTTAATACTATCTTCATATTAAACCCCCCTAAATTCGGTTTCCTGTGCTGGTGAACAAATTAATGTTCTATAATGTGGTTTATAACCAAACATTTTATGTTTATTATCTGATGTTACTTTTCCGTCATTTACTACGGTATAATATCTTAATCTACTTTCAGATTCAGCATATCCAATATAATCACCATATCTAATATCAATATTTAATTCATTTAAATGTGTAATGTAAACTGAAAATGTTAAATTCCCCGGTTCATTATATCTCACGACACCCGCTTGATATGTTGAATTTTTTGGTTCTTCAATTCTTACAATTGCATTAAATTCAACTGGCGGTAAAAATTTGATTTCATCTTTACCTGTTTCAGCATATACTTCATCAACATCCGTTTTTTCTCTATCAACTTGATAAAGAACTAACTTCATATTCAAATCACCATGAAGATATTCCTTTCCCATTTGAACATTTAAATCAAAATCGTCTTGGCCAAAAAATTTAGATAATCTCATTATTGGTATTCTTGATTCACTCATTTTTGTATATAAATTTAAATCCTCCTGAACTTTTATATTTTCCCGTTAAAACAAACGATATTCCAGAAATTTTTATATTCAAATGATTCGAAGCTTCAGTTATACTTAACCACTCTTTAATAATATTATCATTCATATCTAATTGTATAATAGGTTTTCTCTTTCTTAATAAATAGTCTTCAGTATGTTTTTTACCATAAAACGGATTTCTTATTCCCATATGTGATTTTCTCATTTTTTCTATGGTTGCATTTGATGGAAATTTCCCTTTTTTAGATTTACTAATTTTATCTTTTATTTCATCACTTAGAGGAGATTTTTTTACACCTTTTAATGGACAATTTTCACTTCTTCTTCTTCTTTCTTCATCGGAAACAAACCTTCCTTTTTTAGACAGTCCAATATTTTTACAATGTTCTTCTGATTTCTTTTTTCCTAATGAAGATAATTTCATTTTTTCTTTTGTTTCATTTGAATGCCTTCTATTTAACATAGTACCATTAGTACCTCCAATTGAAATGTTATATCCAATATTTTTATCGGTAGAATTAAATTTTTTAATATAAAACCTTTCCTTTTCATTTAAATCGTCTATACTGTTACAAACACATAAAACTTCTTTTATAAAATTTTCTTTTCCATATTTTTTAATGGATTTTTTAATTAAATAACCTGAACCTAAATAATTTGGGTTATTATTTTTATCTTGCCCAATATAAACTTTATAGTTTATCGTATTTGTTACTTTATATATTATCATATTAATAAATACTCACCTAATCTTGAAAGTCTTGTTATTGGTATTTTATTTTAAATAATACTACAAAATATCGAACTATTTATTTATATTGTTTATTATTAATACCCATGAAGATATTAGAAATTCAAGCTAGAGAAATACTATCAACATACGAAGGGGCAAACAATCAATTATTGGATTGGAAGCAAAAGTTTGTTACCGTTAAAAACTTCAAACTTACAAGACCTCAAGCAAAATATGTACTCGACTATAAAGACGTAGTTCCTAAAGTTGCACGCAAATACCTGAAAATCTTTCCAACCTTTGCAGAAAAGATAATGGAAGAAAAAAGATTGGTTTTACCACCTGAAAAAATTTGGTGTGAAAAATTATTATGCGAAACTGATAAGGCGTATCATATTTGGGGAAAAGTAACCGAAAAAGAAAACTTGTATGCTTTTTGGTTACCAAAAGGCGTAATAGTTTTAGAACAAAAAACTATAAAATATCAAATCGATTATTCTAAATATGATAAACCTGACAGACCCGTGATGGGACATCAGAAAGTTGCCATCGAAAAACTTATTCCAAATGACAGATTTATCTTGGCTGATGATATGGGTCTTGGTAAGACTACTTCAGCTATTATTGCTGCAATAGAAAGTGGAGCTAAAAAAGTTCTTATTGTGTGTCCCGCTTCCCTTAAAATTAACTGGAAACGTGAAATTGAAATGTACACAAATAGACGTGCATTAATCGTTGAAGGAGGAAAGTGGGGTTCGACATTTGATTTTGTTATCATAAATTATGATATTATTAAAAACTACCATTCATTACCTGACGAAAAAACAGGTCTTCAAGATAGTTTAATTTTAAGAGAACACTTTGACATTGCAATTGTTGACGAAGCACATTACATTAACAATACGGGGGCAATGAGAACCCAGTTAATGAATGACATTCTTGACACTATTCCGAAGGTTTGGCTGTTGACAGGAACACCAATGACATCTAGACCCATTAATTATTATAACCTCCTTAAAATCGTTAAATCACCCCTAACTTTGAATTGGCAAGGTTATGTAAAAAGATATTGTAAGGGTTTCCAATTTAAAGCTAACGGTAGAAAAATTTGGAAGACCGATGGTGCGGCAAATTTAGGAGAATTAGGGGAAAGAACAAGACATCTTGTTTTAAGACGTTTAAAAACTGAAGTACTTGATTTACCAGAAAAAATTGTTTCACCTGTGTTTTTGGAATTAGATAACATGTTGTATCAACACGAAATGGAAGAATTCGTTAAGATTGAAAAGGAAGATAGAAAAAAAGAATCTATTTCAATTACATTAAGTCGATTAATGGGGGCAAGAAAAATTATTGCTCGGGAAAAAGTTCCATATACATGTGAATTAATTGATAAGTTTCTTGAATTAGATAAAAAGGTTATTGTTTTTACTAATTTCACCGACACATTAGAAATGATTAAAGAAAAATATTCAAAACAATGTGTTATTGTGGACGGTAGAACCCCTAAACTTAAAAGACAAGAAGCTGTTGATAGATTTCAACAAGACCCAAAAGTGAAAGTGTTTATTGGAAACATAATAGCAGCGGGTGTGGGTCTTACTTTGACCGCAGCCGAAGGTGTTATCATGAACGATTTATCATTTGTTCCGTCACACCATTCACAAGCAGAAGATAGAGCAAATAGAATTGGACAGAAAAACGTGGTTAACGTTTACTATCCAATTTTTGAAGACACTATTGAAATCAACATTTACAATATAATACAAAGGAAGAAAAATAATATTGAACAGGTAATGGGTGACGGTGAATATTCAGAATCGTTTGCTAAAGAATTATTAGACCAAATTAGTTTTAAATTTGGAAAATAATTAGAGTTTATATTCTTTAATTTTTTCGTCAATCATGTTATCAAGATTTTCATCTTCCGGATTACAAATTTTAATTGAAATAATGTCTGTTTTTCCATTTTTAGAACGGGTGATTTGGTTTAGGCCATTTTCACCCGTTTCATATATGAAATCAATATTATTCTCACCACAAAAGTTAAATAATTCAAATAGTTTCTGGTTCATTGGTATAAATTAAATCTTTATAAAGTAAGGATTTAGGAAAAATACCTTTAATATGATCTATCCCTTCCCCGTTTTTAAAACTAACGATCCTATTCCCTGTATCAACAAAAAAATAATAATTACAGTTAGTATTTTTAGTTGTGTTTGCCGATATTATATAATAGTCATCATATTCAATAAATTTTACATTATTTTTGATTTGTATTTTATTTGTAATATTACCTACCATATCTATCCACACGTCTATACCTTCTTTTCTATCGTTATAATCACCTCTACCAAATGATTGTGTTAATTTAGTTATTCCATTAAAAAAATCAGAAATATGATCAACACAAAATTTTTGAGCATCGTCCCCAATTTTCATTGAACTGTCACATATATCGATTAAGATTTTACAAACGTCACTATCAGGATGAAAAATTTCATTTCTTATTTCATCCATTACGTCTAATAAAGATAATATTTTAGCCTTAGTGTCCTTGATATTTTCTTTGTTACAACAATCTAATTCAAAAACTATTTGATCTTTATTCATTTCATGAAGGTAAAGATTACACTTATTGAATATAACTGGATGACCCCAATGATTTGTGTCAAATTGATTTTGGGTAGACCATATACCATTAATTACCACACCAAAATCTTGTTTAATAGATGTCGGGTTTTGTAACCATTGACCTAATGGATAATAAACTTTCTCCAATGATAAATTAATACGTTCTCTAATTAAAAGTTTTAATTCATTATTTTTATTAATACTTTTAGCAATTTCACGATCCATACAAGTTTTATACCCACGTACTATTCTTAGATTTTTTAATCTATTTTTTATATCGATTTGATTCATAGCCAAAATATACAAAATTTTTATTACAAATCAAACAAAGTTACAGATATTTATAAATAAAATCAAATATGTCAACAACTGTTATATCTCAACCTGAAAAAGAAAAATTATACACCCAAGTTTTACACCTTTTAGGGTTACCCGTTCGTGGGGTAGAATTGACCGAAGAACAAATGGATAGTTTCATTGAACTATCAATTGCAGAATACGAACAATATGTAAGTGATTGGTTAATTGAATCACAATGGTCGGCTTTAGCAGGACTTGATCTTGACACCCAATCATTAACAAACGCCTTTACCACTAGAAGTTTAGATTATGAAACCCAATACACCTATTCTTATTCTAAAATTGTAGGATTACAAGCTGGAGGTAAATGGGAACTGAAAAAAGACTTTATTACATTGGTAAAAGACCAACAAATGTATGAAATACCTGCTGGACGTGAAATTAATGAACTGTTATGGTTCAATAGAGCCGAAATGCAAGATTCCCTTGTTGACCCGTTCCTTGGTGGATTCGGTGGACTTGGTGGTGGTGGATTCGGTGGAGTTGGTGGATTTGCACAAGTTGGTATGTCGGGCTCTTACTTCATGATGCCAGCATATGACCTAATCGCTAGGATGCAAGATAGAAGTATTAAAAACAGATTAATTGGTGGTGACTTAACTTATAGAATTACGGCAGGACCAAATGGAACTAAAATTATTCACTTAATGAATGTTCCGGGTGGTAGATTTAGTTTTTCTGACTTCAAACGTAATTATCAAGTTTGGTATTGGTATTATGAAACAACCGACAGAGATAGTTGTTTGAATGACAATAAAGATATAGTTAAATTACCTTCCGATGTTCAAACAGAAGAATTAACATGGTCAAAACTAAATAAACCTTCACAAAACTGGGTTAGAAAATATTTTATTGGTTATAATAAAGAAGCTTTAGGTAGAATTTGGGGTAAATTTTCAGGTGAATTACAAGTTCCTGATAGTACCGTTAAATTAGATTATTCATCGTTACTAACTGAAGGTAAGGACGAAAGACTTAAATTAGTTGAAGAATTAACACAACGATTAGAAAGATTAAGACCGGATAAATTATTGGAGAGAAAAGCGGGTGAAGCAGAAAATTTGAATAGAGCGTTAAAAATGAGACCGTTCCAATCACCTTTTAATGTAATTTAAAGTATTTATATAAAAACAGATAAAATGGGAAAGTCAATTAAAATAACTGAGTCACAATTGAAACGTTTAATGAAGACCACAATTAATGAACAACGCATAGTAAAATCATCGCCAGTAAAAAAAGGTTTGAAGATGATGGATATGATTAGTACCCCTGTTTCAAAGAAATAATAAGCCTAAAATTTTGATATAAAAAAACCCGTCTAATTGACGGGTTTTCTTGTTTAATCATGTTCGATAATTGTATGTACTGCGTATTCTTCACCTGTTGATTCGATAATTTCTTCTTCATCATTTTCAACACCCTTATGTTCTTCAAGTACTTTTCTATTAAGTTCAACCCAATGTTGGTCGGCATACTTTACTGTATCTTCAAGGTACATTAGATATGGGTCTTTACCTACTTTATTCCAAAAGATAACTTCACTATCGGCTAACGTCATAACTTCATTAAAATTATCCTGACCTTTTTCTTTTAATGGAAATCCGTTGGTTAATTCACATTGTTTCTTGGTAAAGAATTTTATATCCTTCGGGTCATCAACTAAAATATCCCCTCTCATTTCCGGATTAAAAGCAACTAACAATGGTTCTACTTTC